GCAACATGATGAAGCCTGCACTAAGCAAAGGTACTATCAAAGTTATTGCCAGTACCACATGGGAAGAATATCGCAAGCACTTTGAAAAAGATCGTGCATTGATGCGCAGATTCCAACGTATCACAGTTGACGAACCCACTGTGGAAGTCACAATGCAAATTCTTAAAGGTATTAAGAAATACTACGAAGAACATCACAAAGTTAAAATTAAAGATGAAGCATTGCAAGAAGCAATCAAGCTGAGTGTAAAATATCAGGCAGATAAAAAGCTACCCGATAAGGCAATTGACTTGATCGATGTTGCTTGTTCACGTTTTAACTTGAAGATGCCAGACAATGAACGAGTGGTCAATTCCGAAGGCATACGTTTTGAACTTGCTAAAATGGTCAAGATCCCAGAAGAAGTTGTTGCTGAACAGGAAAGCGAAGGGCTTGTCAATCTGCAAGGACATCTTTCTAAAGAAGTGTATGGTCAGGATACAGCCTTGGAAGAAGTGGTTGATAAGATCATGGTAGCGCAAGCTGGCTTGAAATCAGAAAACAAACCTATTGGATCATTTGTATTCATGGGCCCAACTGGTACAGGTAAAACTGAAACAGCCAAGGCACTTGCTAAACACATGGGCACCAAGTTGTTGCGCTTTGATATGAGCGAATATCAAGAAAAGCACAGCATCAGTAAGTTGATCGGTAGCCCTCCGGGCTATGTGGGCTTTGAAGAAAATGCTGGCTTGTTGATTACTCAGATTCAAGAAAATCCAAACGCTGTTCTATTGTTTGACGAGATTGAAAAGTCCCATCCAGATGTGGCCACAGTATTGCTACAAATGATGGACAACGGTTTTATCACTGGTTCAAACGGTAAGCAAGCTGACTGTCGTCAACTTATTCTTATTCTTACAACCAATGCTGGCGCACAATCAGCTGAAAAGAACGCTATTGGTTTTGGCGCACAAGACAAAGAATACAGCGATACGGATTTGAAGAAATTCTTAACACCGGAGTTCCGAAATCGATTGGACGGTATTATTACATTTAAGAAACTTGGCAAACTAGTTATGGTCAAGATCGTTAACAAGTTCATTGACGAGATGCGTGATCAAGTCAAAGAAAAAGGTATCCGTATCAAAATCAATAACGAAGCAATTGATTGGCTAATTACCAAAGGCTTTGATGCCAAGATGGGTGCTCGTCCACTACAACGTACTATTGACAAGGAAATCAAGCGTGACCTTGCCAAGATGATGCTGTTCGGAGAACTCAAGAACGGTGGATGGTTACATATCAGTGTTGAAGAGGACAAAATTTTGCTCACAGCAAAAATTAAAACTCCAAAACTACCCTTAGTTGTAACTGAAGCTGAAACAGTTACTATAACAGAAAATGAAGTATAAAGAGACACGTAGTTTATTTTTAAGAAAATACCAGTACAAGATTGCACTGGTATGTTCTAGTGCTACCTTGTTCAGGGGAGGAGATATTGATAATGCTGTCATGGAATTGGCAAAAATTGATATTAAGCATCCTGAACATTTTTCTTATTGGGCCAGTAGAATCAAATCTTCTGAGGATCTTGAATATGTGAGATCGTTGTGTCAGGATTTTAAAAAGATTACAGATTATGATGTGCGTGTGGAACAGCCCATTATCAACATTTATACTAACGATATCAAGACAGTAAAGTTGTTTGAAAAGAAATATCCCGACACTATCAAGTTTATCAGTAAACCCGCAGAGGATGGTGTATTGACCAGCGATACCATCATCATGAATAAGATGAATTTTGATTATCGTGTTACTATGGGTGCGACCAAGCAAGAATACAGCACTTTTGTCGAATGGGCTGAAAATAACGCCAAAGTCAAACTAACCAAGAGCTGTACACGAGATCTAAAACGTGGTAGAAGTTGGGGAGGTACACACTTCTATGTAACAGGTGACAATAACTTGCTCATGACTAAGATGCATTTAGGGGGTACTATAAGCAAAGTACAGCGTATTATACACCAGGCCGAAGTATAAAACACATTCTGCGTATTACGATAAATACTCTAACTGCCCCAGTTAGGGTATTTTTTTGATAAACGGGCCAATATATGCGTATAAATGAACTTTGCGAAAGCGTAGACTTAGAATTAGGTAAGAAAGTAACGGACCCTAATGATCCTCACGGACTAGGGTTTGATTTGAAAGATGACTTGATATTCTTCATGCATCATGATGATGATGCTTATCGCCGACACACATTTCCAACTGTGTTAAAAATCAAAGATCAATTGGATGCTGGTAAACAACCTGATTACAAGTTGTTTGACAAAGCCATTAGAGAAGCATACAATAAGTATTGTACTAAATTTCAAATACGAGAGTTGCCGCATGAGCTAGATCAAGAGATGTTGGAAGAAATGTGTCAACATCTCTATGAAGAAGAATGTGAAAAGATTAAAAACGGCCATTACGAGGATCAATAAGTGTTACTCAGAGAATTATTCGTCCGAGAAGTTGCCGAGGCAAAAGTACCAGTACAACTAGGGCGGGCGTTTAATCATCCAGAACATTGGGTCATATTCCACGGTGTAAGTGGCATACTCGAAGCACTACAACACTTTGACGAAATCAAAGCTGAACCCAAGCAACTGCGTTTTAAATGGGATGGTAATCCTCAAATTTACTGGGGCAGAGAGCAATCGGGTGGTCCACTAATATTAGCAGGACACAATGGCTGGGGCAAGGGCGGACGCAACACTGGTACCACAATGGATGACTTTACTAGTCCAGAAGCTGTCAAGAACTTTATCTTAAACAAAAGCGGTGAAGGTGCCAAAGGACAGGAGATAACTCCTGAGCGTCACCGCTTTGCCAATGAGTTTGCAAGTTTGTATCCCACATTCGATGCGGCCACTCCAAAAGACTTTGTCGGCTTCATATATGCAGATGCCATTTATATGCCTGCTACCAAACCCAAGATGGATGCCAGCGGCACATACAACATGCATCCTAATCCACACAGTGCCACTGAATATCATGTTAGCAAGGACAGCGATCTAGGCAAAAGAATTGCTGGCGCAAAACTTATGATTGCGGCACACGGTACATTTGATACCTTTGGTGCTCCCGATGCTGAACAAAAACCCAAAGATGATTTTAGTGAATTTAATGGCACTAGAGAACTAATTGTATTGGATCCAATTTATAATAGTCAGGCCCCTGCTCAAGCAAAAAGCGGCGAAGAACTCACTGCCAAGAAAGATGTGACTACAAAACTAACATGGCTGGAACAACATGGTGCAAAAATTGACCAGTTCGTCAGCAGTGTTTCTCACACTGATAAGAATGGAATATTTTATCCATTCTTAAATCAAAAAAATGCAGGCGGAACATTTGATAGTATCGATGCCAAAGTATTCTTTGATTGGATGGCAGAACCGCAAGCCAACGGCAAGCCTCGTGTATCAGTACCCAAGCAACAAGTGTTACACAATCTTGAACAACAAACACAGGCATTGAATGAGGTGTTTCATGCTATGAAGGTTATCAGAGATATCAAACATGACATATACAAAATAACTAATGATACACATGATGCAGATGTATGGGCAACTAATAGCGAAGGTTATGTGCGATATGCTCAGGATCATCACAAACACGGCAATATGAAAATTGTTGCACCAGGGTGGAAAAATTGAAAGCATATCACTTAACAGAATCACAAAAACACGGTGCGGCCATTATATTTGGTCGCTTCAATCCGCCGCATTTTGGTCATAGCAATGCGTGGACCGTTGCTTCGCATTTTCCTATTTGGTATGTGGGTACGAATCAAAGCACACAAGGGCCCAAAGATCCGCTGCCGTATGAAGTCAAAGTAGAAGTTATGAAAACCATCATGCCTGAAATAGAAGGACATTTGGTTGCAGAACAAAGTTGGTGGACACTGGCCACTATGGTTTACAAGCAACACGGTGGGGATATGGTGTTGCATGTTGTGACTGACCCAACTGACAAAGAAATTTTTGTACCACAGCTACAAAAATACAACGGACAAGAAGGGCCACACGGTTTTTATCAATTTCAAGACATAGTATGGGAACCTGCTACTAGAGACAGTACAGCCACAGCCCTACGTGCCGCAGTTGCAAATGACGATCCCCAAGCATTTTCTAAAGCCGCTGGTATTGATGCTAATACCATGATAGCAGGACATCCATTTTTTGAATTAGTTAAACATTATATGACACCGTACTTGCAAGCTGGTGCAGATAAAGAAAAACAAAAAGCAGAGAAAGAAAGATTGCGAGCTGAAAAAGAAAAACAAAAAGCAGAGAAAGCCACTATGAAACAATCAAAAGCTAAGGGCCCAGCACAAGAATTGGTAGAGTCACAACGTATGAGTGCGCAAGTTAAATTACAACGTGCATGGGAACGCGAACAATCTAAATCAACTGCTAGTCGTCAACGTGCTGACCAAGCCAAAGCTGAATTTGAAAAAGAATGGAAGGCTAAACAGGAAAAAGAAAAGCAAAGTGTAGCGGAAGTAAAACAACGTTTAGATCCCAAATGCTGGAAAGGCAAGCACAAAGAAGGCACTAAGATCAAAGGTGGTGTTCGTGTTAACAACTGTGTGCCCACTGAATCAATTAATGAAAGAAGCACTAGTGAAAAACAAGCACGTACTATGGCCGCGGCTGCACACGATCCTAAGTTTGCTAAAAAATTAGGAATTAAAACTAGTGTTGCTAAAGAATTTAATCAAGCCGATAAAGGCACTAAACAATTAAGCAATGCAATGAAACACAAGCGAATTAGCGAAGCTTTAGAAGAACTATACGAAGCTAAGGCTCGCGAGTCATTAAAGAAATTTGAACAAGATGCTATACCCGGCATGACTGTGTATGATTCACTGAACAACAGCGATTCATATGCTTCATATAGATTTGGAATAGCGTTGGCGCCAAGTCCAGATTTTACTGATATGGCAAAGAAAAGTGCGCTGGCTAATTCGTTTGCCATGATCGATTATACAGATGCCGATGCAAAGATACGTAAAGGTGCAGAAAAAACAATGGGGGTACGATCAAGTTCTAGTTCTTCGGCCAAATCTAAAGAGCTAGAAGATACCAACAAACTAAGCCCAATAGCCAATGTTAAACGTAATAAATACGGTATATGAAACAATACAGAATCACCAGCCAGGATCTAAATCAAGACAGTCCCGATGACTGTTATCTTGCACCTGACGATCCTGTGCAAGAGCTGAAAATACTATCCGGTATGGGTGGACTTGGCGGTCAGGCTAGATTGCACGAATATCGTGCTGGTCAAGGTAGCAATATCAGTGTGACTGGCAACGAAAATGCCCGCATACAACGTGAACAACATATACAACCAGGAACTCCAGAATGGTTCAAGTTATGGTTTTCAAAGCCATACATGACTGGGGAGGAGAAGAAATGAGAGCTAGAGAATTCTTAAACGAGCAAAATGCTGATAAGCCCATACGTAGTAATATGAAAGTATCTGGGCCATATGCCAAAAGATATGACGATATCGGTACCTATTACGATATGTATCGATTGGGTGTTGCTATTGCGGGCGGAGCAAACACGCCAGCGGAAGGACCTGCACGTGATAGCCCTACAGTAT